TAAAGTTTCCAAATCCTCATCTCCCAACTCATCCAAATCAATTTCTAATGCTTCATCCATGAGTTCACCGGACTCAACTAGTCTAGTAAGTTCAGAAACAAGGTCGTCTAGTTCTTCCTGTGTTCCATCAAAGTTATCAAAGCACCCGGGTGCAAATTCAATCTTAAGAGGTTTCTTTTCTTCTGTCATAATCTAATTATCTCCATGCGTTAAATAAACCTAATAAACAAGTGACAATAGCCACAATATTTACTACTAATTGTGGACGATTCTTTACACGTATAGTCCATATCATAAACATAATTGTACCTAATGTAAATGCTACAATGTTGTAGGGATAAACACTAGGTCCAATTGAATTACATACATGCCCAGCAATAATGAATACTGCACCTATCCATTGCAGGGTATCGTTTAATTTCATTCTTCAATGCCTAAAATTTCTATAACTTCATCAATCTCTAACAGTTCAATATCATAATATTCAGTGGTAAAATTTGACTCCACGTCTGAATATAATTTCTTAGTCATTTCATTGCGGTACATTTCTAATGCATCTCTAATAATATTGCGGTTAGATACTGACAAGGTTATGTTTTTATAATCTTGTAATTCAAAAGAATATTGTGCTATGTTCATTATTTTACTCCAAAAGTGTTTAATGCAGGTTGCATTGTGTTAATTAATTCTGTCTCACGGCTATGTGCTGGCTTCTTACCACGCACAACCTCGATGACTCCAAATATAAAACTCTCGGCACCACGTTCACATAGGGCACGTGACAAACCCCAGTTTTTGTTCTCAGTCAAGGCACGTTGCATATGTTTTTGCATACGACGGCGTAGTGTCAAAAACACATTGCCTTTATATGACAATGCAGTTAAGCCGATATAATACTCAAATGTTACAACATCTTGGATGTAGTAAATCACTTGGTTACGATCGGTCCTACGTTTGCGGGTGCTTTTTGAGTTCATGTATGTATTGTAGCACCATTACGAATTATTGTCAAGTTAGTGGTGGCCAACTAATTCCAATGCTTCTTTGAAGATTTTTTGTTGTCTATTTACAACATCTAATTCCCATGGTAGATTCTGATATTCCTCATAACTCATTTCTTCCGGAAGTTTCTTAGTATAGGGAATACCATGCCAATAACACATACCATTTTGTGCTATTCTCAATTTACCAGTATGTTTCTGATTAATATGTATTAACTCATGGGTTAATACTTTAGGTAATGATTCATAACTAATATTATAGTTAATACCCAATCTATTATCTTTAAACTTATCTATTCCACCATATACATTATGTTCTAATGGATATAAACAAACTTCTAATGATTCAGGTAATTCTATTATCTTTGATATTGCAGTAGCAAACGAGGTTATAATAACTTCGTGTTTATAGCTTTGCTGATTGTTTTTGTAAAAGAATCTAATATACACAGATTAGTTAGTATCTTCTGTTACTTTAAATCGGTTTGAATATTCATAGTTAACTGTATCTAGATTCTCACGGAAAACAATAGCCCCATTACGTAAGTGAAATCTTCTAGCCATTTCAGTTTTAGGACTTAATGTAACAAATCTAGTAACACTAGGATATTCACGTTGAATGCCTTTTACTGCTTCAATTAATAACTCTTGACCTTTACCTGCTTTATAACTCCATATTGTGTAGAATACTGCAGTGGTCGGGACTGTTGCAGTAGTCTGCAAATCTGTAGTGTCTTGTGGTACAAAATCATGGAAACTAACACAAACCATTGCTTCAGGATTATCTGCGGCATCGTCAGTTAGTGCGGCAACCATTCTGCCGTTGCTGACTCTAAAGTCAGTTGGTATTTCAGGCCGAACGGGATCGTCCTTAATGAAATCAAGTAGTTTATTAGTGAGGTCTTTGATGAAGTGGAGCATAGTAAATGTATTTAGTCATAGCGCATAAAATACATATATTATGCACTATAAATTGTGTTTAAGAATTTTTCAACGATAATTTGTCGTTCTTTTTTAGTTTTAGCACCAAGCACAGTTATGTTATAAAGTTGGTTGTTTGATGTGACTAACAAAGTGATGCAGAATCCCGCTGCCTTAGTAAAGCCAGTTTTGATGGTGACAATACCCTCACGTCCAGAGAATGTGCTAGTAGAATTGCTAGTAATCTTTAGTTGTTTCTTTCCCTTTGTAGTGTAAGCTGTAACTGATTTAACTTTTGCGGCATCTTTGACTATATCGAACTCATATACTGCTTTGGTCAACAATACAATATCATTGATAGAACTATAGTTCATAGGACTTAACCCTGTAGGTTCAACAAATCTAGTATTGACCATGTTTAACTCTACTGTATGCTGATTCATTCTATTTATAAAATAGCTATATCCATACACAAAGTTTTCTGCTAGTGTTTGTGCCGCTAAGTTATCACTTCCCACAAGTGCTAGATTAATCAAATCTAGTCTGGATAACGCTATTCCCTTGACTAATTTAGTATTGGGTGTAGTTTTACCAGTTACTGTAAGCTTTTCATGTAGGTCTTGATTCTCTTTAAGAACAGTATAAACCGTCATTAACTTGCTAATACTAGCAATACTCAGTTCATCATGGTCTAATGACCCTTCCACAACACGGTTGTTTGTTACGTCATACATCACCTTTGTAGTTGCGGAAAACGCAAATACGGGCAATAGTAAGAATAATGCTAGAATGATTTTGTTCATAATATATTTAGTGTATCTTATTAAGTGCGAATTGTCAATAGATAAGGTTAAGAATAAATACATATATGAACAATTATGAGCATTTTTCAAAGCTATGTGAGAGCATAGTAACAGAGGTTAGTACTGCTATGGCTGAGTTTAAAGGGCCCGGGGCACAGGAAGTACTAAAGTATCTACATCAAAGTCAAGCTTTTGGGCATGATGTTGATATCAGACCATTAGCTAGACCAAAGTGGGCAGACCTTAGAAGTCCAGACTATGCTGATTCATGGTTTTTAATTTCAGGTACTAAAGGGTTTGTAGCGGCAAAATTTGCAAAAGGATCTTATCGTAATACTGGGACATTTATGATATTTGCTAGTAATGGTACACCTGATCCTGAAGAGGGTAACATAGTATATTCTACTACAATAGATTCAGCGGTAGAGGCTAACAATTATGTCAAGTCTTTTATCGGTGATGCTAAAAAATATTATATAGCCCGATCAGAATATTCAACAACTTTGCGTAATACACGAAAAGCAAATAAACCCACAGAGATAAGCGATATGCATGTGGTCAGTAACAAGCTAGTGCAAAGATTCAAGCCGTTGTTTAACAAAATATTAGTTGCATCTAGGGCTGATGTTAACGGTGTCATTAGTTCTATGGTAAAGAATGATGCACATCATCGTGCAGAAAAGAAGATTGAGCATTTAAATCTAATAGATAGAAGTATTGATGAATTACAAGACGGGCAAATATCAGATTTTCTTAAAGATGCTGTAGGTAATAGTTTAATGATGACAGCAAGATACTACTACCCCGATAAAACAGGTAACATTAGTAGCTCATATGGATATCGCAATTATGCATACTCATCTGAAAGTTCCGAAGGTGTTAAACAAGTATTAAAAGACATGCAATCTGGTGATAGACAAAAACTAAGTACCGTACTTGCCTATCTAAAGAGGAGTTTAATATAATGAGAGCATTAGACTTTCTAAAAGAATCTATTGATGGGACTACTATATTAAAGGATCCCAAAGTAGCAAAAATGTTAGCTATTGCTATCAGGCACGATAAATCATTCCCTAGGAATGATGTAGCAGATATGGGTCCTAGACCAACTGTTGGTGATTATGTTGGTGCATGGACTAGGTTAGTTAATAACACACTAGCTTCAAACAAGTACGGTGATCTAAGTAAAGACGGTAAGTTTGATAATTGGTTATTAAGACTATATATGAATCATAGTTTAGACTATGAGGATTTAAACGGTGAGGGCGGTGATGCACTAGGTGCTTGGAAGGCATTAAGCACTAGAGGATTATTACAACCTAAGGATCAAGATTTTAACAAATTCTCTACATTACGTTCATTACAGCAGGCAATGCAGAAAAGAGAATATCGTAATACATTACAACGAATCAAAGATGCCGAAGAACTAGAAAAACACAAACGAACTAGAAAAGAAATTGTATTGATTGACAACAATAGATTTTATGTTATTATACCTTTAAACTATGGTGCTTGTTATACATTTAATAATCAAACAGGACATATGAGTCAGTTCTGTACCGGTGGCTCTGGCGGATACAATTGGTTTAACAATTATGCACCACGTGGTCCTATCATTAGTATTGTTGACAAAAAGAATATGGATGACAAGGATGGTAAATGGCAAATGCATGCCCCTACCAATCAGCTAGTAAACAGCACACAAGACCAGCGTTATGCTAGAGGTGCAGGTGATCAAGATTTTGCGAAATTATTCCCTGGCTTAATGAAAGAAATTGTTAAGGGTATGCTATTAAAAGCAGACGAAATAAGAACAGGAAGTAAAGAAATTGATCCTCCCAATGGATATGATGTTAGAGAAGCGGCTAAAGATATTGTAAGAACTTTCCCCATAAGCTATAAATCTCAACCCAGCGATAAAGTTATTGACATGCCAAGTAACACAACACCTGATAATGTATTTGTAAATCAACCACCACCAGAGCCTGTAGGTCCACCTCAACCAGCTGGTCCGTTAATAGATAACTGGTATATGTATGTTGCAGGTAGAAACTTGGGTATTGTACAAAATAAAACTAAAGATCAAGCACAACAATACTTGCAAAGTTATATACAAAAG